GAGGATGTAGAGGCTGATAGTGTCACAGTGACAGACACTACTACTTCAACCTCGGTTACAACGGGTGCCCTCAAAGTCGCTGGTGGTATAAGTACCCAAGAAAACCTAAATGTTGGAGGAACTGTTAAAGTCGATGGTGATACACTAGTGGTCAACGCCGCCACGGACCGAGTTGGTGTTAATAAAGCAGTACCCGCGCACGCCCTAGATGTCGTTGGTGATATCAACTTTAGTGGTTCTCTATTACAAGGTGGTAGCGCATTCGGGGGGTCTCCATGGAACACCGAAACAAGTCCAGATGCAGTGAATTACACTGCTGGGAACGTTGGGATTGGAGCCGCTGATCCAGATGCAACCCTAGATGTAACGGGAAATGTTTTCGTCTCCTCCAATGTGAATACCGGTGCGAATGTCTTCATCGCAGGGGGGCTCGTGACAAATACAGGTGGTGTCACGAAGAAGACCTACTCCTTTACGGGAGCTCTCGATAGTGGTCAGACTATAGCCAATTCCACGATTAAACTCACATTTACCGCCCACGTCTTCTATGCTAAGGTTGTGGCACATCTCATTGAGAGTGACAATGAAGTTAGTACTCTATCTCTAGAATGTGGTGGTGGTCATAGATCAGGAGGAACACCACTAAATGTAGCTCTGGGTCCCATATCCGTATTCGGTTCAGCGAGTACAAATCCATGGAATAGTGCAGTTGCTGTTACTACCACAACTATAGCCCTTGCACCAACAACGAACATGGCAGCTGCTGGTAATTACAACGTATTCATTGAATACATATCAGCTCATGCGAGTGGTGCAGTGACTAAAATTACAGAGGGTTCCACCGATGTGATTACATTTGGATATTAAAAATGTAAACTCACATTAGATGACTACAAACATACAAACTATAGCAGGTAATCTTGATATTACTGGAAATGTTTCAGTTTCTGCTAACGTATCTGCATCAACTTTCGGGGCTGATATCATAAATCTCATATATCCGGTCGGAGCTATTTACATATCACATGTGAGTACAAACCCCGGAACATATTTAACCGGTACCACTTGGGCAGTACATGGGGCTGGTAGGACTATGTTGGGCGCAGGTGGTGGCTATTCGGTAGGTCAAACTGGTGGATCGAAGACCCATACATTGACGGAAGCCCAGTTGCCATCACACAACCACGACCGAAAAGCATTCCCTGGTAACAATGAAAACGCCTCCCAATGGACTACGTTTAACACTGGAAACTATAGAGGTATTCCAATTCGAAGAGGTGGTGGGCAGGCGAATTACTACAGAGGTTCGGGTGATACGGGTAGCTCGAGCGCACACAGTATCCTACAACCCTACATCGTGAATTACGTGTGGATAAGAACAGGATAAATAATTTCCACGACTAAGATATGAGCGCGATTGCTGTGCAGAAATTGGCTGGTGATCTCACTGTTAGTGGTGATGTTTCAATCACCGGTAATTTAAATTCAACAGGGATAGCGACCACTTTTGTAAATCTTGTATACCCAGTTGGAGCTATTTACATATCGTATGTGAGTACAAACCCCGGAACCATATGGACAGATACTACCTGGACCGCACATGCTGCGGGTAGGGTTATTGTTAGTCTGAATAGCGGTGACGGCGACTTTGATTCTCCAGGTGAAACTGGTGGATCGAAGACGCATACATTGACAAGTGCCCAGATGGATGCACACCAACACGATTTTAAGTCATTCCCTGGTAACAATGAAAACGCCGGCACTTGGATTTCTTTTTTCACAGGTAATTATGCAGCCCTATCTGTTACGAGAGGTGGTGGGCAGGCAAATTACGTGAAAAATTCAGGTTCCACCGGTAGTGGTCAGGCGCACCCGATAGTGCAACCCTACGTTGTCGCTTACATGTGGCGGAGAACGGCATAAATAATTTCCACGATTAACATATGACTACAAACGTACAGACATTTTCTGGAGATATCGATGTTAGTAGCAATCTTACAGTTGGTGGTACCTTAAATACAACAGAATTTGGACCCGATATCATAGATGTGGTATACCCAGTAGGGACCATCTTTATAACGACAAGCTCAACGAACCCCGGAACATATCTAACTGGTACCACTTGGGCAGCATATGGCGAGGGTAGGGTTCTTGTTGGTCTGGACAGTGGCGACGCCGACTTTAACTCACCAGGGGAAACTGGTGGAACGAGCACCCATGCAATAACGACTGCACAGCTGCCATCACACGCCCACAATATAAAACAATTCCCTGGTTACAATCAGAGTGGTGGTGTATGGCTTTCGTTTTTAACTGGTCGGTATAATGCCCTACCAATTCGAAGAGGTGGTGGGCAGGCAAATTACTACAGAGCTACAGGTAATACGGGTAGTGGAAGCGGACACAATATTATGCAACCCTACATTGTGGATTACCTGTGGCGGAGAACTGCATAAATAATCTAAACTATTTTAAATGAGTAAGCACTACGTATTGAACAGGATATTCGACGAAATGGACCCCAAACCACCATACTACGACTTAGATGGTCCAGTCGACGACTGGGAATCTTTCATAATCCCAGAAGGATACGATAAACCCACCAGAGAGGCATTTGATGCAAAGTTTGCAGAACTGTATGCACTCCAACCAATGAGGAGACTTAGGATAGCGAGAAATTATAAGCTCACTGATACGGATTGGGTTTTCTCACCAGATCTCCCTTCGATGACGACTGAAAAACTAGAGGAGTGGAAAACCTATCGCCAAGCTTTAAGGGATATAACTCTAAACGCAAGTCCAACTCTTGCCGATGATGGTGTTGAACTGTTGAATGTAACATGGCCAGAACCTCCAACAAACTAAAATGACAAGGTTGATACACCTTGATCAGCCCCAATTGTGCCTTTAAACCATGTATTAAATGACAGACTTATTCTTGCATCCTGACTAGTATCTTGACGTTCCCTTACTTCATGTGCTAAACAAGATGGAAACATGACGAAACCATTTTTATTCGCCCTAAAAACTTGCTCCGATACAGACCATTGAGAACCGTAACTGTCTATATGAAAGCTACCAAGTGGCTGACGAGGATGGGATCGTATAAATGATATGTTATCTGTATCAGTAGAATTAATATACAAAACTCCGGATATTAAACTATTCGCATGATCATGTTGGTGATGCATCTGTCCATACTTAGTGGCATTTAACCATGAGTGGGTGATATACAATTTAACATCTGTTGTTGGTTTATACACCATCTGGAAAAACTCGTTTAAATATTCAGTCAGTTCGTTTTTTAGTTCCTGCAAACCCTCGTTATCCAGAACACGTATTTCACGAGTTGATTCATTATTACAGTCGTGATTCCCATTTTTAATTGGATCACTAAGATACATGTTAAAAATTTCAAGTTCCTTTTCCGTGAATTCTTTTTCACGTATGACACACCCCACGGGCGTTGGAAATATACTTTCGATTGAGAACATTACATGTATATAAACATTTAACTTTAATATACACTAGAATGAACGAATCTCTGATTTCTCAGATTCCAAATGTATTTTCCGAAGATTTGTGTAAAGATATAATCAAAAAGTTTGACGAAGATTCGCGAAAGCAAAGGGGTTATTTAGTTCAATATGATCGTAACATAGTGGACACCGAATTAAAAAACTCCACGGAGCTTTTTATTAGTAGTTATGATGATTGGAGTAATATTAATACACGAATTGCTGAATCAATCACAGAGTGTGTAAATCTATATTTAGAAGAACTATTGGAGTATTTAACCATTAAAACCAATCTCAAAGATGCACAGCGCAATGTTAATTGTATAAGTAATGGAATGTTTGATCGCGGATATGTAATTTCTAAAATAGATCAAGGTAATGGATATCCTTGGCACAATGATTCCGTTGCTACAAAAGATACACCCAGTGGGTACAGGGGGTTGTTATCTATAATAACGTATTTAAATACAATTACTGAAGGTGGTGAAACTAAGTTTATAGATGGATTTGTTGCGAAGCCAGAGGCTGGAAAATCACTAGTGTTGCCAGCTACATGGAATACCATTCATACTGGTTCTACTGTACTTACCAATGAAAGTAAATATATATGTGTATCACTTATATTTTCAAAAAGTTGAGACAGTGTGCCAGGTTTTCATGAAAAAATAAACTCTTACTATAATATAAATGTCTGGTGGTATTGCCCAACTCGTTGCCGTAGGTGCTCAGGATGTGCACCTCGTAGGCCAGCCCGAGGTCAGCTTTTTCCGATCCACCTACAAACGTCATACAAACTTCTCCCAAACTGTCGAGCGTCAGGTCATTCAGGGCAACGTCTCAAACAACGGTATGTCGACCGTTCGCTTCGAGCGCAAGGGTGATATGCTCGGGTATGTCTACCTCGTACCCAATGATGGTACCGCTACCCAAGCTTACAGTCAAGCCCAGTGGTTGACCAAAATTGACAAGGTTGAACTCCTTGTGGGGGGTCAGGTGATTGATGAGCAGGATTCTATTTACTCCACCCTCATTGCTCCCCGACTTTCTGCGACTACCGCTGCCAAATCACCTTCGGCTGACCTTGCCAATGGTGGTACCTCGTACAGGTGGTACCCTCTCAGGTTCGCTTTCTGTGAGAACTGGCAGACTGCTCTCCCACTCATTTCTCTCCAGTATCATGATGTCGAGCTCCGAATCACTTGGGGCTCCGCGGCGGCTACTGACAAGTGGGATGTCTACGCGAACTACGCGTACCTCGATACCCAGGAGCGTGAGGTGTTCGCTTCCCAGCCCCAAAACATGCTCATCACCCAAACCCAGAAGGCGGTCTCCTCCGGATCCAAGATCCAGGAGCTGAACTTCAACCACCCAGTCAAGTATTTGGCTTCTGGTAAGGCTTCTGCTATGGCGATCCTTAACGATAATAATAAGCTCAAGCTCCAAATTAACGGTACAGATGTTGCTGATTACAAATTTGCCGATCCCAACTTCTCCACCGTAACTTCGTATTATCACACTACTAACTCGTCTTTAGGAACAGCCAAGACTCTGTTCTTCTACCCATTCTGCCTCGATTCCGGTAAGCTTCAGCCTACCGGCAGCCTAAACTTCAGTCGACTTGACTCGGCTCGTATCATCAACGATAACCAAAGTGTTGGTGATGATATTTATGCTGTAAATTACAATGTCCTCCGTATTGAAAATGGTATGGGAGGTCTTTTATATTCTAACTAAATAATAACTATGTTTTGGAAGATTGTTTTCCTCCTCGCCATCGTTTTTGTATTGACGTACGATCCAAAGTCCAGGACACTTGAAAAGTTTGTCGGTCAGCCCACACCACCGACCCAAAAATCATGTGAAAATACGCATTACGAAGCCGTCCAATTTGCTCAGTCGCCATATGAATGTCCTCCCCCAGGGAGAACTACGATGGGTGTAATTACTTAAAAAGAAAAGCATAAAGATAATTATATGATTCCCGTAAATCGCGACACCCTCATGCTAGCTGCAACCATTGTATGTGCCATGGGCATTATCTTCCTCTTCAAAGAGATGAACAAGACTAAAGAGGAGATGAACTCTTTCAAGACGTTTTCGTCCCAGATTGTTAAACATCTCAGTGCACCTGTAGAACAGAAGCCCACCGAGAAACCAGAGCCAGAGCCAGAACCAGAATTAGAGACCGAAGCGCCCCGTGTGAAAGTGGCCCAAAAGGAGGAAAAGTAAGTGAATAAACATATCCTCTTATTATAACTTGCGAATGCGCAATGAAAAAGTACAAAGCGATTGCAATACCGGTTAGCTTTATCGATGGGAAACCAAGGTTTCTCACGGTTAGGGACTACCGATTCAAAGATTGGATTTTTGTCACCGGTGGGTGCAGGCGAAGAGAAATTTTCAACCCCCTTCGATGTGCCCTCAGAGAGTTAGAAGAAGAGACTCGAGGTGTAGTTTCCCTCAAGAATGGTGAATATACTGAGTTCAAATTTACTGTCAAAGAAAGTCCCACAGTGGATCTTGAATACAATGTCTTTATATTCTTCGTGAATTACACAAGATCTGAGCAACATACACAGATCAAAAAGTTTTACGAAGAGAAGCACAAAACAAATCTAAAAAAAATGCTGAAGCAACCAATTAGAAAGACGTATGATGAAAATGATTTCATGAGTTATGATACTCTTGATGAATTTAACACACGTAAGCGATGGAAGCTTATTATAGATAATGTAATCAATAATCCTCAATTTTATGCATGTGTAAGTTCTTTTAATAGAAAAACCTTTTCTATAAAATAATGAAGTCGAAGGCTTACATATTGAGGCAAATATCTGAACTATTAGAAAAAAATAGGGGTCTCTGCGAGGAAGAAATTACCCAGTGGGTCGAAGAAAATGAATCTAAGACTGTATATGAACTTTTAACTATAAAAAAGGAACTTTCTCAAGGAAAAGAATATCAAGACGTTTCTTGTATGAGGTGGTTTAGAGAATAGGATCTTTGTATAGATATGTTTAAGAGTTGGTGTGCAAAACAAAAATTTAACAATGCAACCAATCTATCACATGTGCTCATGGACGGTGGTGTCCTTTCTGTGCCATTTGATAAATTGAATGACTTCCATGAGAAGTATATTGAGGCTGTAAAGTCTGGGGAGAGACTTTACGTTGTCGAACAAAAAAGTGAAGTGTATAACTTTTTTGTGGACATCGACTACAAAGATGACACGGCATTAGAACTGGATGATATCAAGAACATCTGTAAGGTCATATGTGACAAAGTCAAATCACATGGTGGTCGAAAATGTCTCATCTCGGTTTCACCCCCAAAGCAATGTGGAGACCTTGTGAAGACTGGGGTACATCTCAATTGGGAGGGATTTGTGGTAGATCAAGATTCGGCAATCGCTCTAAGAGAACACATTCTCGTGGCACTTTCGAAGATTGAACATAGGATCAGAGATTGGAATGACATCATAGATGTTGCTGTATATGGCAATGCCTCACGAAAAACACGGGGAAGTGGGTTTCGTATGCCATGGTCCTATAAAAAGGCGAAGCATGATGTATGTGACGGTCAGGGTTGCTCTGAATGTGAAAAGGGGAAGGTGGATCAACTCGCATATCTCCCAATCTTCGTGTATCAGCCGGGTCCCCCACTGAGTGCCATTTTACAGATTGGACAGGAACCGACGTTGGAAATTCTCAAAATGGCAATCGTGCGAACCAATGAACCCCAGCTAATTCATGTAGAACCTCCATCAACGAAATTTAAAGAGGGGTCTTTTACGAGCTCGCAGACAAAAGATGAAGTTCGTGACGATGCATTGAGGGGTATGATTGAAGAGTTTGTTCGAAAAAATATGGAGGGGCAGTCAAATGCATATATACCCAAACTTTTCAAGAAGAAGGATACCTATCTCGCCCAAACAACTTCAAAATATTGTGAAAATCTCAAGAGAGAACATGGATCCAATCATGTATGGTTTATCGTGAGCGGACAGGCAATCATTCAAAAGTGTTTTTGTCTTTGTGAAACACTCAGGGGGCGTCGTGATGGGTTTTGTAAAGACTTTTGTGGTAGGAGATATCAATTACCACCCAACATTGTTCAGCGATTGTATCCCGAAAAGGGGGATATCGAAAAGTGTCCAGAAATTAAAACAAGGGTTCCGAAACCAGAGGTAAAGTGTGGTGATGTGAGAAAGCCCCTCGAAGTATTCATCAAGGCGTACATGAATGATTCAAATGACTTACAGATTTTGAACATCACCAAAAAGGGAAAGAACTTCTTAGCATTGTCAAATTCCAAGTACTGTGAGATGATCGGCGGAGTCCATGAGAATTCTGTCATGTCGTACGAAATAAAAAAATGCAGTGAAATCAAGCAATTATGCCCTATTTGTAAAAAAAATACAGCTAGAACACATCGTCTAACTCACAATATTATAAAGATACTTAAACAGTAATTGCTATGGTATTTAAAATGATCACCCGTACTCGCGCTGGTCGTAAGATAAAGAAGCCCGAACTGTTCCAACCCACTGAAAATGACCTTGTAGATGATTATTCCCCCGATGAACATGACACTGATATCGACTCGGAAATCGATACAGAAGAAGAGTGTTATTCTGACGAAAGTGAATCGGAAGATGACAGCGATGCCGATGATGATGGAAATTTAAAAGGTTTCGTTGTAGATGATGAGAGTGAGTCAGAAGATGCTTAAAAAAAACAGAATCTATAATAGAAAATGGAAACTGATATAGGTAATCCTATCGAGTATATTCCCACCATTGAGAAGGAAGAAGAACCTGCACAGGAGGAACAACCATATTATATGGAATATCCTATGCAGCCACCAATGATGCCCCCACCACCTGAAAAAAAATTTGATTTATTTGAAAATGTAGAAAAATCTACATGGATTATAGCCTTCGCAGTCTTCCTTTTAGGCTTTTTCATGGGGAAAACCATGCAACCAGTGATCCTCAGGTACACTTGAGTATGGTACAAATGTACCAATATCTCCGTAGATGGGTCTAATTTCACCAGAAGCATCTAACTTTATCAATTGAGTTGGATATCTTGGATTTATGAACGCATCCTCTGTATCTTCTATAAATCCAGCCGTAGTACTAGCAATAACTTTAGATTCTGTTTTGTTTTTTAATTCAAAAGTCGGGTTAAAAAACAAAATAAAAAAAGCACTTACCAAAATTATCGTAACAATAATCTTGATCATTTGTTTATTATATGATTATATTATTTACGCAGACGAAACCTCGGGTTCGCCCTCTTCTTCTTGGATCTCTCCCATCTTTCCATCAGTCGAAGCCTCGGCATCGCGCTGCTTTTGACGATCCTCCATTTCCTTA